AACCGCTTTTCCGTGAATCGAATACACTCGGTTTGCTTGACTGTCTTTTCTGAAATATCCTATTTTCCCCTTTTTGACTTCTTCGGTAATAATCTTAAGTGTTTTGTCAAAAGGTACTATGTAGGGATTTAGATCAATATTATCGTTACGATATTCATGGACTATATCTTTCAATAATATCCCTTTATCCTCCGGTTGTGCCACTCCTGGTATATTAGTCCAATAGAGCCGCTTTCTATTCTGTGCAGAAACTAAACTGGAATTGATTTCTATTGGTTCTACGCCTAAATAACTTGTTATTACGTCTTGATATTCCTTTTTCATTTTGACGTTTTCCAGCAAGAAGTATTTTGGTTTCACCTCATGCAGAATCCTTGCGAACCTAAAAAATAACATACTTCTGGGATCTTCAAAATTCAGTTGCTTTCCTGCAAAACTGAATCCTTGACATGGACTGCCACCTATGAGCAGGTCTATATCCGTTTTAGTTGCCCCATTGTCCGTGTATAGGCATCCATTTTTATACTTAACTCCTAACACATCACCGATGTGAATAGTGTCAGGATAGTTCTTTTGTGCTACCTTAATAGCGTATTTATCAATTTCGCTTGCAAAGTATCTATCAATGCTAATACCTGCTCTGTCAAGGGCAACGCGCCCACAACTAATTCCGTCAAACAAACTCAACACATTCATTTTTTCTTCGGGAGTAAAGAGTACTCTTTCGTGCTGGCCAGCAAACCTCTTTTCCCCTTTTCTTTATTTGTCCATCCTAATTACCATTCTGATTCTTCTGCAAAATCGGCAATGCTCATTTGCCCTTCCACGTTTTTATCCTCCATCCACCAAAGGAAGGCATCATATCCGTTCTTCCATCTTGTTTTCTTTTTCTGTTCGTGTATGGCAGTTACCATTTTGTCAAATGCTCTGATATATGCTCTTTGGTAAGTTGGAAAATCTGCGAACTGTTTCCATCGCCCCGTATCGGCCATGGGGCAACCGACACACCCAACTCGCCGATACCCACAATCATATAAGCTGTTATATTCCACCCGTTCTGACCTGATGAAATCCCATATATCGCGGTGTGTCCAGTCGATTATTGGGTTGACAACCATCTTGTTTTTTTCATGCAGTGTTCTGTTAATTTCCGTTTGTTCGAATTATCGTTCATCAACATAACTTCATCAGAAATTGTTGTCTTGTTTTTTTTGGATGAAGTGATGGTTTCATAGGCCGCTCTATCTGCTCTTGCGTTACTTTCGTCCCACCGGACACCCGTGGCAATGAAACGGTTTGCACACCCAGTTTCTTTCAAAACCGAACAACAATATCTCATTGTCCTTGACGGCGGTATTGCTTTGTCTGGAATTAATGACCACATAGTCACCCGCTTACCTTGAAATGTAGGCATTTCTATATTCGCCGGAATTCCTTGTAATTCCAATTCTCTAAACTTTTTCCGAATATGGTACACTGTCGGTGGTGCGTCAACTGTCGTGTGACTATTGTGTACCTCGAACGGCATGCCCGAACGCTTGAACAGTTCCAACATCACATCACTGTCTTTCCCACCTGAATATGTACACACCAGCGGCTGCCCGTAATGGTGCAAGCTCATGTCACTGGCTATCTGTATTCTTTCAATTGCTTTCTTCTCCAAGTCCATGCTTGATATCCTCACCGCCTTTCTGATCAATCTAATTTTAATTTGGCGCATAACTTCTTTCATCAGATAGATATTCGTTCAAATCGTCAATTACCTCATTTATATCTATTTCTGTTTCGAGGTCCCAAGATTGAAGTGATGCAATGAACCAATCTAATCCCATTTCCTTTATGTTTTTTATTAATTCCTCCATATTCCTCCCTTCCCCGACTACCGCCGGATAATTTTAATTCACCCAAACATTTCAATCTGTCCATCACACCCGTCGCACTGTCGCTGCTTCACTTCCCGCGGCTTATACACCTTGTCCAAATCAAACGCATCCATCGGGTTAAGGTCAAATAACTTACAGTGATTGACTGACTTCGCGCTTGCCTCGCTCATTGTCTTTTTCTTTTCGTTGCAGTAGATACCGTTCCCGGTGACAAGGTAGGAACAGTACCGGCAGTATTGTCTCATTTCCGCACCTCCTGTCATCTTTCACCATACTTTTCGAATAGATAAAACATAATATTCTACACCCTGCTCTGCTCCCCACTCTTCTTTGCCTGTTTTTATAGACAAGGAACAATCAGCTATGATACAAGGTGATTCTTTGGAATACCCATTACGGAACTTGATTCTATGGCTTTTCAAAGTCTCTTGCTTTCTAAGCAGTTCCTTAACATCTTCCGTTTCTTTCTTGTGAAAGCCCAGCCAGTTCATGAACCGGGTATCATAGTACGGCTTGATCTCTCTGTATTCCTCTGTCTTTTCGCCGGAAAGAATCATGTCAAACCATTTCTTTTTAATTGTCAATGTCAGCATTCTCTACCTCTCTTTCTTCCGGTGGTTGGTACGGTTCCGGCAGCGGCCGCCATGCTACAACAAAATCGCCTATCGCCGCAAATTCCTCCGCATAAGTAGCAGCCTCAAACCATCCTTGGGGTACCTTCCAGTCGTCAAGCTCCTTGCTGTATTCAAGATCACTGTCAAGGCCGTCAAAGTCATTCCAGCTGAAACGGCTGCTTTCCGACCAGATAGTCCCGTCTTCGTAAATGGCTCTACACGTAAGTCTCCGCGTGCCATTCTCCAGGCGGCGTTCGATGCTAACCTCAACCTCTTTTTCGTTCTCCGGCAGCCGCTCCCCGACTGGTATCCATCCCCTATCATGTGATTCGGCGAAATGGCGTATAGTTTCCGGTTCCACCTCAAACCCATACAGGGCAGACGCGTATGAAGGAACAATATAGTATTTCCCTTCGTCCGGCCCGTACTTAACCACGGAACCCTGCACCATCTCGCCCGTATCTTTGCGCCTGGCATTAAATAATATGTTTTTCATACCTTACTCCCTCCAATTCTTGTAAAATATCCACATACGTTACCATCCTTACAGACCGTTCGCCCATGGCCTCGCTAACCAGAACGCCCCTGCCGCTGTCTAAAATCTTCGTGACATACATTTCCCTGCAAATCTCAATCGGTGCAAGGTTGGCGCTCTCACGGTCTGCCACTTCCATCACCACCGGCACCGTGTCGCCTACGCGGATGCAGGAGCGTAACCTCGCTATGTCTGCCTTGGTTATGGCTTCGTTCTCCATCCGCTCTTCTCGCTGTCTCCGGCTGTTCATGCGCTGTTCTGCGATTAATCCGCATCTTTCCAGATAGCGCGCCACTGTCTCGTACCTTACGTTCAGATGACGGGCTATGGTGTATATATCTTCGCCCTGCTTAAAAAGCTCTGTCATCTGCGGCACGAGGTCTAATATTCTTTGCTTCGGATGTCCCATTATTTTTCCTCCTGTAATTTTGTGCTGTCTGCACTTATGGACAAACGTTCGGCGCATTGCCTTATTAGCTCTGCCTGTTCGTTTCGTACTGCCCCGGGAAGTACGTTCTGTTGTTTTATCAAATTGATCTGCCCCTTGTACGCCTCTCTAAAATTGGCACGCTCCACGCTGATGTTTTCACTCTGGCAGATATTTTGATAGCCCATTCGCTTCACAATCCCTCTGACGGCATCTGGTAGGCTCTCAAGGGCGTCCAGCTCACGCATGTAGCCATGTTTTCTTATCGCCATCAGCACCATACCCCAGGCTTCATCCCATTCCGGCAGACGCTCCGCGGTGATCGTTGCGCACTTTTCCCTAATCTCCGCAATCGTTGGGGAAAATTTGTTTTGGCTGATCAACTGCGTTATTGCGTTTCTGCAAACTGCATAGTCAATGTCTTTCAACATGCCGTACCACAGATTCAGCGCGGATTCATCTGGCATGATGTTGCTTTTTCCGTAGGCGCTATGTAACGCAGATGCTACAGTAGCAAACTCCTCTCTATTCACTTTCTGCCCATCCTTTCAACATTTCGTTATAGCCACCATCGACTTTCCCTCGGTTATGATCCTGATAATTACCTTCCAGCACCTTCGGGAAGTTATTGGGCTTAACAAACCATTCAAAGCTTATCATCCAACCATTTTTATTTTGCCCTAACAGAAATGGTCTGTTTTTGATCATTCCAATGGCTTCTAACACTTGATCAACTCCGTACTCCTTAATTCTGGCTTTCAGCATTTGATAGCGCTTGCTGGTGGTGGATAGCGTTTTTACTTCCACGGCTCCGCACTGGTTCCAAGCGTCAACGATTCGTCGGACATCAGTCTGACAAGTGGCATCTATGACACTATAGTCTTTTTCTTCCCTTCTTTCTTTCTTCCCTTCTTCTACTTCTTTCTCTTCTTCTTCTACTTCTTCTATTGTTGTTAACAGAATGTCAACAGAATGTGAAGTGAATGTGGTCTGCCTGTGGTCTGCCTGTGAAGTGTCTGTGGTCTGACTGTGGTTCTGTACGTTAACGTCTTGATAGAAATCATAGTTTTTTATTGTAAATACGCTGTATTTTGAATGTGATGTGACTGTGATTTCGCCCGTTAATTTTAAGTTTTTTATGGTTCCTCTAGCCTCATTAATTGTTAGCCCTGTTTCTTCGGCAATTTTG